GATTTAGTGTGAACGCACCGCCAGCAGTCAAAGTAACTGCTGAGCCATAGCCGTAATAGCCAACTTCAACCTGACCTGTACCAACGATGTTAGTACGGAGTTGTAGTGGACCGGCACCTTCGTACCATGTAAACGCTTCGCGGTTTACCATGATGATTGAATCATCGCCTGTACCTGAGATGTATGGATCTACATAAACAGGAAGTCCCATTACTGAACCAACAGCAGACCCTGGCTCAACTACGCCAACGCCGTTCTGTGAGTTACCAGCAACGTTGAATAGAGGGCGCTTTGATGAATCTGTCAAAGCGATCAAAGCAGCCCATTGATCTGGAGTTACGATAATTCCAGTTGGGAAGCGCTTTGTTGCGTTGTAGATTGATGCAGCACCGCGTGAGATGTAACCAGCAAACTCATCTCCATCGAATGGAAGTGTGATTACTGTTGAGTCAAGTGTTCCAGCCTGTAGTGCTGTAACCATTGCTGTATCTGTTGCCTTTGCGTATGCGTTAGCCATTAGGCGAACCAACTCGTCAAAGAATGCTGGTGATGTGCGGTCAAGAACCTCAACATCGAACTTCTGCATTCCGGCGTACTTGGCGACTGAGCAAGAAACATACTCGATTTCAGTCTGAGTATCTGAGAAAGCACCCTTTTCAGCAGCAGCAGCTACTGTTGGTGCAGTCTTGATGCGTGGGATTTCAAAAGTCATTCCAGCTGCTGGAAGTACTGCATTACGAACTGCTGAAATTGCAGGACGAATGTTAGTTGTCTTTGGATCCCAAATAGTTGTTAGTTGTGGTGTTGGAACAAGTCCAGCAACCTCAGTTGTTGTTGTATCTGATGCAGCAGCAACATACAACTTAGATGTCTCATCGCCCATTGCTGCGCGAACTGAGTGCTCTAGGTATGAACCTGCTGAGATGATAGGTGTACGAACGCGCTGTGAGTTAAGCGGATGTGATGTCGCCTTAACTTCAGCCTTAGCAGCTTCAACCGTCTCGGTTGATACTGCCTCTGAAACGGTTTCTGACACTAGGTCGTCTCCTTCTGTCTTAGAGTCCTCGATCTGAGGCTCTGGGTTTGATTCGGTTGCAGCGGTGCCTGGTGTTTCAGCAGCTGCGACCTTTTCCACTTCTGAACCTGGGATCGCTCCGTCAGTTACAAGTGAAACCTCGATTAAATTAGATGCAGAGATAGCCATAACGCCATCCTTGTTTTCCCATGCATCAACTTCAACACCAACGCTAAAGTCAGAGCGTAAACCTGTTGCTGCTTCCTCTAATGCGTCATTGCCAGCAGTTGTCTTAGCGATCTTAAATGATGCAGTAATACCTGAATCATCTTGAGACCATTCGACCAACTTGCCAAGTGGCTTTGTGCGGTTATGTTCTAAAACTAGTTTTGTGTTCTTGCCAAAGTTAATTGAGTTAGGCAAAAACTTTGTGCGACCAGCAGAAGTATTACCTTCTGCATCCCATTGCACAATTCGTCCTGCGATGATGCGTGATTCAGCATCTGATGCAGTAATTGATACCGGCATTGTTATTTTCATGAGTCGATTAAGTCCTCTTCTTCACGGATCTCTTCGATGCTCATTGCACCGATTCGATTTAGGATCTCGTAAACCTGAGCGCGCTCCAAAGGATTACCGCGCAGGTATTCGTCTAGCGAGTAACGGATCTCATTGCCTTGACCTACGAAATCCGGCATTGACAAACGTTGTTCGATTGCCAAAAGTAAATTGCGACCACCAAAGTCGATAAGCGATCTGCGTTCTGCTGTTGCGTTTGAGTAAGTCATTGATGTTGTTTCGGCGCTGGCAAAGTAAGCAGGTAAACCGATAGCGCGACATAATTCTAACGCTACATACTGACGTGCTTCGTTTAGTTGCAGTTTGTTTGGATCAATTCCCATTGCCTGCAATTCAACATCGGCATTCAGGAATGCTGTGCTCCGAGTTGTGCGGGCAACGCGCCAGGCTTCAAGCAGTTTGCCAATACGCTCGCTAGTAAGGTTAGTTCCGTTTGACTTTAGAACCATCATAGGTACTGGCTCTTTAGCAAAAGCCTCTGATGCGTTTTCAAGTGCAACCGCAGCTCTAATTGTGCGACCTGCGCGAGATAAGAATCCTTCATCTAAACCATTGAACACTACAAGAGATTTAACACCCATTGAAGGTGTATCTAGTCCATCGACTGTGTAACCGATAATCTCTGTTTGCTCTGCGTTTGTTTTGTATGTTACGCGCTCTGGTGCAACGCGTGTCCATTCTTGAATACGTCCATCTGCATACATAGACATAACTTGTCCATACGCCACGCCATGGAATAGTAGATCCTCAGCGATGTATGCATAAATAGCAGAACCGGGAACGCGTGAATCAGGTTGATTTATTACGCGGTTGGGTTCAACGTGTCCCCCGGTACTTTTGATGTATTGCTCTAGTGGCAATGTGGCAAGGCTACATAAGATGTTACGCGCTCTTGCGATCGTTGGAATTGCCATCGCCTGTTGGCGTGTAGCACTTGACAACGGATAAAAATAATTATTCTGGTTAAGATTAAAAGGTGCTGGAGTCGCAGCTGCATCAACCGTAAGTCCTACCGGTTGAGGAGCCTTTGCGAATAAGTCTCTGATAGCCATTAGCACAAAATTATAGCATAATCAACCCAACACGATGTCCACTTCTGAGTCGGGTCGTGTCGCAAAGTGAGACACCATCGCCATCCCGACAGTTGCGCAGATTGTGGCTCCAGATGCCTTACGTCCTAAGTACCAACCGCCATCCTTAAATGGAAGTTTAACCGCGGACAACACTTGCTTATTCAACTCTGCTTGGTTTGTGTGAACAAGTCTCTGGGAGGTAATTGCCGACAACATCTCATCGCAGGCTTGGCCATAGATCGCACCATCGATGGCAGTTGTTGGAATACCTGCTGGTATCAATCGAGAAGCAACTGCACCAGCCGTTTGACGACTATAAGCGACCGTCTCCACGCTATACCGCTTCGTCCAGACAGCGATACTGTTCGCAAGGTCTTTATCGTCAATCGAAACTGGATTCGAATACGTTTCCAGTAATACTACGCAAAACTTATCCCCATTTAAGCGTTGCGCAGCAACTAGTGCAGCTGCTTTTCGATCTGGGCTCAGATCAATAGCCATCCAAGTTGGTTGCTCCCGATCCAAAGCGAGCGTACCCTCATGCGCGCACTCTGTCCAACTTGACGGATTGATGGCTGGGTTGATCTGGCTTACCCATTGGCACAAAAGTTCTGTGCGAATAATAGACTCATCATCTGACATGGCAGACTTGAGATTGTCGATGTGGATCGTATGTCCAAGGCTTGGGTTTGCTTGTTGCCAACCCTTCATGTCATCGATTGCGCACCCTGGCTCTGCCGACCACTCAAACCAACCGATCGGATCATCTGCGCCAGCAGCAGCGGCCAACCCTCGCTCGCGCATACGGTTGAGGATTACAGAATGTTGATCTCCGGCATTGGAATACATAATCGCTTGCGGATTCTTAGATGCCATCTGGGTAAATCGAAGCGATGCCCAGACTTCATCATCTTTGTATTCTCTAACTTCGTCCAGGTGGATTGTGTCAGGCGCTGCGATACCGCGAGCAGCTGAGTTGTTGGCTCTGACTAGGTATCGAGTGCCATCATTGAGTTTAATCTCTTGGCTTCCCTTGGTTTCGTACTTCTTTACAAACCGAGTCACAAGTTGTTCATTGGCTTGGATGATCTCATCGATTTTCCAAAAGATTTCAGATGAGGTTGTGAGTTTGTGAGCAGTATGGATCTGTAAACGCTCACCCCATAAGAACATTCCAGCCAAGATTCGAAGCTGCATAAAGGTAGATTTACCGTTCTGGCGAGCGATAATTACGCCCACTTCGTTGTGATACCAACGGCCATCAGGCTTGACTCGGTGCATCTCAATAGCCAGAAGTTTCTGCCAAGGGAGCAGTTTGAAGGTCTCACCAGTCACCGGATCAATCAATTTCTCGCAAAAGTCGATCATTTCTTGCCCGCGGGAAGGTAAATCGACCGCTTTTGACCTAATACGGGGTTCTGTCGCCCCTAGGTAAGCCGTAGGAGGCTGTTCTAAGCCGTTTTGAGGGTTTGTAGTCATAGTTAGTCGGTTGTCTCCTGATAGTGGCTTATTGAGCCGTTTTTGGGGGCAAAAGATCCAA